TTCAAAGTTGCGAGTATATGCTATCAAAGTTACCTTTGGTGCTTCTGATAACTATGCGACCAACGGAGTGTCTGCTGACCTCAAAGAGGGCAGAATATCTACACTCGTTGCTGTAATACCAACATATAACAACGCTCTTCATGTAGTTGTATATGACAAAGCAAACGAGAAGATTAAACTGTATGGCAGTGGTTCAGGAAGTTCACTTACAGAGGTTGCAAATACAAGCTCAACAACTAACTCAAAAATCTACGAGTTTCTAGTCATAGGCTACTAGTGTCCAAAAACAGCCATTTTTTTTTCTTAAAGTTTATATAAGGGAATATATCATATAATATATGGTAGAACTTAATCATGATGTTGTATCGTTTAACTCAGATACTCTTATAAAAGGAGGTCATGGTGTGATTGTAGCAATTTTTGTCACAAAGGTTGGAAGTGGTTCTAATAAGGTAGAATTTAGAAATGGTACAACTTCAAGTGCAACTCCAATAGAATTAACCATATTCACAGCAGCACAGGGTACTTATCCTAATATTAACAGAAGATTCGAGAATGGCATATACGCAGACTGCACAGGAAGTGCTGAAGTCACAGTAGTGTTCAAGTAGAAAATTTAAATACAGAAGCAACCTCTTTTATATATGGCAACTACCTATTGCTCAGTAGAAGATGTAGCAGATTATCTAAGGATACCGATAACAGCCACAACAGTTCCAAACAAAACACAGATAGAGAAAATCATTGTCAGGAAAGAGGATGAGTTAGACAGGCGTATTGGTCATGCTTGGAGATCAAAGAAAATAACAGGCGAAAGACATAGATTACCACTACTATACATATTTGGGTGGGGTACTCCAATTTACTTACAGCATAGACAAATCTATGACTTTGATGCAGCAGAGGGAGATAAGATAGAGATATGGGAGGGTGCTTCTGCAACATATGAGAATATTTTAGGCGATAGTCAATGGTATGATATGGATTATGAATATGGTAGATTATATCTTAGAGGATTTATATTTTCAATTTTAAGGAATAACAGGGTTAGAGTAACTTACAGATATGGTGGAGAAAACTTTGCTGGAGATACTACAATTCCCGGAGATATTGCAGATTGTGTAATCAAGATGGTTTCATTAGAGTTTATAAACACTAGTTTCAGAATGGACAAACTACCAATGGGTTCTGCTGGAGTGGACTACGCTTCATCAAAGAAGGCATGGCAGGAAGATATTGAAAAGTGTATTGAAAATCGTAGAGAAGTATTTCCTATACCATAATGAAAATATCATTAGAACGTCAGTTGAAAATATTGAACGAGAAGTTCGTGCAGAGAGTATTAGAAGCTTCAGTAGAAGGTATGTATAAAATTGGTTATGATTTACCACCAGTATTGAAAGCAGGAGGAAAGGTTATAATCGAATCAACAGAAGAAGAAGAGTTACAGACAACAGGACAAGAGATAGAGGAAATGGAAGGAGATAACATTGAAGATATGGTTGAAGATATATTGGATGCAAAGGTTTCCAAACCAAAATATGAATATGATCAAGATTTGGAAGTTGATGATCCTGAAGACATTGAAACTGTTGGCGGTGGTGGTGTTGGCACTCCGATAACGTGGGGAGAGCATATAGATATGTGGGGAGCTATATTACCACAAACAAAAGTGAATTGGGATGCAATAGAAGAATGGGTTAGAACGGTAAAAGTTCGTTCTGATCCTCTTTTAGGGGATCTTATTCAGACAGAAATGTTTGATTCATATGTTGACAGGGTAGTTCATAAGGTTGCACGAAAAATCTATTATGTTGGAAGAAAACCAAAGAGTGTTACTCCTGAAGAATGGGATGATCTGACAAGAGATATGCGACCAGCAGAGGGAACATATGCCAAAGGAGAGTCATGGGGAAAAAATGTAGAGTTCCCTTATACAAGAGAATACAAATACAGAAGTGGCTACTATGGGGATGATGCGTAATGGGAACAGCAATGTATGAATCCTTAAATGATATGCAGATATTATTAAAGGCAGATTGGGGAACAACAGATTCTTCTGGCGACGTTCCTGAAATTCAAATTATATGGGAGAGAAAAGTTGTAGGATTGGCAGATTATACGAGAGATACGATATTACTAACACCAAAAAGGGAAAATATAGAGTATTTTGGGCTATACGGTTCTAATTTTTTACATCATGTTGAAATTCAGATAGATATTTGGTCGTATATGAATCAGGATAGATTGGAGAATCTCACACATGAGGTATCTAAGATAATTAAGAATAATATAAGACGGACAAATTTCGTGGATTTGCTCTTAACAGGTTCAATCTCAGCAAGTGATACTTATAGGAATATTTGGAAACATATACTGACAGCGAGGTATAGGAAACTAGACCCAGAATGAATGTAATATTTAAATACTTAGTAGTGAGAGAATACATATGGTAAGTATCCGAACTGGTGCTAGTGCATATCTTAAATATGAGTATGAAACGTCATATGCCACAGGAGGCACACCAAACAAGAGATTTGGCTTACAGGATAGGCTAACAAATTGGACTTTAACACATAATAGGATAGATATGCCACGACTTAATCAAACTACAATACATAAATATGCTTATGGACAGCAAACAGGTTCTCTCTCAGTTGGATTTAACCTGAGCAATCCTTGGATATTTGAATCAGTATATGGAGCAGCACCAGCCCCACCATCAGCATCATCAGGGGTTTACACACACACATATGGTGCTACACAACCAAGGAATGTAACTTCATTGGTATGTGAGATAGGATATGATGGAGATTCTGCTGATATTGTAAGAACAGTAAAAGGATGTGTTGTCAATTCACTCGGTCTTTCAACTTCAATAGGAGAGGTTGTGGGATGCACAGTAGATATGACTTATGGTAAGGAAACAGCACCAAGCACAACAATAGGAACAGCACCTTCAGAACCAACAGAAGAATTTGCATATACATTCGCACATGGAAAAGTAACAGTAGGTGGAAATGTAATAGCACAAGTTCAGGATGTGGATATGACATTTGCACAAAACCCAGACTTGCTTTATGGAATAGGAAGTAACCACGCAGTATCAACTTATAGGAGAGTATTTGACCTAACAGGAAGATTTAGAGCTTCATTATTAAACAAGAATTTATTAGAGGGAGTATTAGCACAAATAGGAGCGAATACCTCAACAACAGCAGAAGAAACTATTGGAGGTAGCCCAGAATTTGAATTGGTATTCCAAAGCACAGCATCAACTACACAAAGCGAGGTAAAGATAGCAGGAACAGGATTAGCACCAACAGATATTGGTATCACAGGAATAGAACCAGTTGAACCAATATTTGAAGAGATTAACTGGAGAGTAAAATCTGCTACGGTCGCCTGTAAGACTACCCAAGCAACAGCAGAGTAGCAAACATATATATAATAGCCCATACAAGATATATTTAATGGCTATTAAAACTTTTGAGATAGATTATGGAGATCCGCCTAAAAAAGAGATTATGGAATATGAAGACGATCTTACATTTGGAGAGCTGGAAAATATTGTTAACCAAAGTATTGATTTATCAGATGTATCAAAACCCAAAGTGAACATACCAAAATATAGAATGGCTATTCTTACTAAAGTTTTAAGAAAAGCACCATTTCCAATAAACGATGCAGTCGCTATAAGAAATCTAAAGGCTAGAACAGCAAAACAGATCATTTCGGAGGTAATGAAAGACTACCCTTTAATGCGATTCTTGGAGGACTGGATGGTAACATTCGTAGGCACACAAACAGTAGTGAGTTTACCTACGGAATCTACTACTTCTTAGCAGATTCTTTCGGTTGGGATAAACATCAAGTGGATCTTCTTCCACATAAATATATTAAGGGTCTTTTGTGGATGGTTGAGCAACGTGCAAAGGATATGAAGAAAGAGGAGTTTAAAGGGTCTTCAAGGAAGGGAAATTTGGGTATAACTAGCACTCGTAAGTTTAAGAAAACTTTTAAGTAGATCAAACCTAATATAAATCAATGGCAGAGAAGATTACTATCGAACCAGACTCTTCAGCAGTCAATGAAATGCTGAGGAATCTCCGTAATGCAATGAATGAGGCTATTAAGAACGCTTCCCCAGAGAGATTAGCTAATTTTGCACAGTTAAGGAAGACAATGGAATCTTTGATGGGGCAGCAGAACATTCAACTAAGGTCTATTGAGAGATCTGGCAGAATACATGATGCAAGAATGAAGGAGTGGGATAGATACTTTGCAGGAGTAGAAAAAAACATTAGGCTTAGGTCAGATCTTCGTGATAAAGCAGGTGCAGGTGGAGGAGGTACAGCACCAGTAACAGGCACAGCAAATTGGTTGTTAGGTAAACAAGGTAGAAGTCCATTAGGTTCAGGAACAAAAGGAATAGAAGATATAGAGAAAAAGATTACAAGCAAATT